TGAATAAATAACTAAGTCCCCATATTTATAATGATCACCAGATATCCATTCATATATAGGTGTTCCATCAGATATTGTAATAACCGTTGTCTGTTTAGTTCCATCATTGCCAGTCCACTCAAATGTTAAAATATTTTGCCCATCTTGATGAACTGCAGATTTAATAGTACAAGGTGCTCCTTTAATAGCACCAAGACCAATAACTGTATTGTCCGTGTATTTTCGCGACAATGCATATGAAACAATATCCATTACATCCCCATCCTTTCTTTTATATTTAGTCCCCTAGTGTGATGGGGAATCACAAATTATTCGTTGTCTTCCTTCTTGACAGCAGTTCCGTCCTCAAGAAATTCATAGCCATCAGCAATGACCTTTGCCTCGGTCTTTTTTCTCCAAGTGTTTGGAACATCCATGATTGTCCAAACCTTGTCTGTCTTTTCATTGATGTCTCTTTCTTCTAAATGCCGACTGTATTTTGCTACCATCTTTATCCCTCCATTTCCGCAATCTTTTGAGCCAATTCATCAACCATCTCTGCAAGATCGTCGATAGCCTGTGAATTTACATCGGATAATTCGGCAACATCACAGACGGCTGTATCATTTTCATTTATACCAACAGTATTAGTTTTAATTTCTTCACCTTGCTGAGAACTAGTCTGGCGCAATGCTGATTTGTCTGCCTCATTGTATCTTGTTTTAATACCATACATACTAATAACCGATGCGACTAAATTCTCAAGGTTTGAAACCCTCTTCTCTAAAGTCATTATTATTTCCTCCCTTAAAAATCATATCCAATTAAAGACATATGTGTTTAATTATACTCAAGCAGATAGCCAGTAGATTTTGTTAAATCTCCATATGAATCTACATTTTTGAGCATTTACTTTTTTACAATGCTTTGTGGGACTTTGAAAGTTCAATGCGTGTTGTTCTGGATATAACGCAGTCACATAACCTGTATGCTTTTCACCGTTCTTGAAAGTGTAAGATACTATATCCCGATGTTTAAATTCACATACCGATTCGGTTTTAGCTTTGCTCTGTCTTCGCATTGGCTTTATTGTCCAATCAAAGATGTCTGTTGTATCAGGCTTTAAGTCTGCGATACATATAGCATCGTTACTATGTGTCTTTTCAATATCCCAGTCAATGCGCTTATTCGCTGTATCGCCACCATTGGTCAGATGCAATTCTCCAAGTTTAGATAATTCCGTTCTAAGATACGTTTTTCCTTGCATGACGTGTTGTGCATAATTCAAACCTTTTGCGTCAGTAGTATTCAGTATAGAATAATAATGTTCCATATACTGTTCTTCCTTGCCTTCGGTCTTTTGATGGCATTTCGGACAAAGGGTTATAAGATTTTTCAATGTATTGGAACCATTAAGTCTTCTTGGTTTTATGTGATGTACCTCCATAACTCCTGTCTTTTTGCCACATTCCATACACTTACCATCTCTCAAAATAACTGCTTTTCGGATATTTTCATCAAGTTTATTAGATTTCTGATACTGCCACCTATACGGCTTATATCCATCTGTCAATGCCCTTATATCTATCGCAACATCTTCAAGCCAATATGTTGTAATATTCACCCATTTATTCAAGTGATAAACGACTCTCATTGTAGCTTGACGTTTCTGTAAGATACTTGGTACTATGCGTCCTTCTCGCTTGGAAGAATTACGATTATCGAATCTTGCTTTACGATGCCTTTTATGCTGCCTATGACACTTTCGATAACCTCTACGAACATCCATAAGATGCTTTACATCATTACGTTGTTCGATAGTTCCCTTAAACAAAACTTTATTTTTAGTCTTGCATTTCTGAACTAAAGCAATACCTACATGAAGTCCACCGTCATCTATTCCGCAACGAATTTCATCTTTACAAATTTCATCCGCAGGGATGACTCTTTTTAACTGGATTGTCATAGGATATTTTGATACTAAAGTTGCCTTACCTTTGCGTATCATATACCACGCTTTTACTTCTTTTGTTGGAGATAACGGTTTTCCATCTGCGTCCAACACAAAACTATAATTTGTCATTTCTGACACCTTCCTTTCGGAGTATTGTCCTTCTTGCCAATGACGAAGAGAAGTTCATGTGTTCCCCTGTTATCACCGCAGGTCATTAGCGGTGTTTCTTGGTTGGCACTCACAGGGCAGCAGACTGAAAGTACATCCGCAGGTGCGTCTTTACCTTTTCTCTCTATCGTAGTTCATCGTGCAGAGCAGCTTTCACTGTCAGCACTCACTCAGGCTTGAAACCTACTGTTAAGTCCATATACAGAAGAATTTGTGCAAACACATTTGACCACTTTTGTATATGTTTTACTATGTTTTTAGTTACTTAACAGTTAGTCCCTTAAACATCTTCGCGACCATAAAACTGGATCTCAGATATATAAATCATTTTATCGTGTTGTGTTTCGGCTCCTTCTTGTGGGCCTTTAGGTATATAAATTTTAAATTGATACCAAACATCTTTAGTTAGATTTTGTTCAAACACATATGCGTGAGTTATCCCAGTGGTAACTGGGGCAATTTGAGTACCTATCATAGCATTACCACTTCCACAATCTACATTATATTTATCCATAAATACATTTGTTGATGTGTTACAAGGAGTTATATCATATCTATAACACTTTACACTACTAGGAAAACGATAACCTATACTCCAGTAAGGGATAACAAAGCTGCTATCCAACATTATTGCAGCGCTCATTCCAGATCTTGTATCTAAATCTTTGTCAAAAGCAAGATAAGAATATCCAATTGGCCCACTATGTGGATTCGCAGTACATATTCCACTCGGAGTGGTGTTACCAGTCATCGTAGGAACTTTAACATTAAGTACACTTTCAAAGTAGTTAGACATACATATTCCCACGCGCCAATCATAATCATCAAGTAATGTATTGGCGGCATAATTGTTCAATCCAATATATGTCATTGCTGTAGCATTATCGCATAATCCACCAATTGTTTTAGTTCTAAGAACTATTTCTTTAATAGTTGCTGTATATCCAGTAGCCATGGTGAATTCAAAACGATATTTTTTATATGCCGTATTATTGCCATACATCTTATGCTTTACAACACTATCATGTAAATTGTTAAGTTTCATGCTACCAATTTCAACTGGTTCCCCATCATTTATTCCATAAATTGTTAATGTGTTTATGATGTTATAATTATTTATCTTTTCATCGGTAAACTGTACAGTATCAAGAATCTCCGCGGTAGGAAGTTCAATTTGCACCCATTGCCCATCACCAGCAGTATCAGCTTTCCAAGCTCTGGAATCACCAGCATCATTAAATGCTTTATAAGGTTCATAACCTTCGGCATAACTACTTGCGCTTGCAATATATCCAACAGGATGAGTATCGTCAGTCATTACTGGTGTTAAAACTTCAGTACTTATCCACGTCTTACTTCTGACCAGATAGTCGACCGCATTCTCGTCCGCCATCAGTGCAGACAGCGTTTCGGTATCAGCCATTACCTGACCAAGTGTTCGATAATCTTTATCCCAGATATCAGCACAGTTGAGCCACGTCTGTATGTTATCCGTGGGCACCTCCGTCTTACCATTGGGAATCTCTTTGGGAGGAACAAAGCCACCATTTGCCCAAATAGGTGTTCTCCCTAATGCGATTATTGTAGCCATAGTTCCACCTCCTTAAAAATAAACACCACGCTTTTGACGGCGTGGTGTCCTAAAAACATTATTAAATCATAAATTAAATAATCAAAATTATAAATAAATCAAATATCGGCTCTGCCGTAGAATTGAAGTGTATAAATTGAAATATTATGAGTAGTTGACGAACTTATGTTATATGCAGGAATTAAAAGATTATATTTTTCATACTTTGTTTCGTTAGTTGAAAAATCAACAACCTGTGTTTCACCCCAATTAAGAGTTATTCCCGTTTTTATATCTATCCAATTTGTTCCATCATAACCTTGTATCTTACAATTAGAAACGCTTATATAATACGCAGAACCGCCACTCAAAGGCTGTGCTATTATTGCTTTCTTACACAATGTGGGTGTCTTAAAGTCGTACCCAACATATTGAGGAAGCGTAGCACTATCCGTACAATTCCAGTATGTTGACTGACTGTTATCAAAAGCAAGGTAATACGCATTGTCATAACTACTACCAAAACATTCGCCACTCGGTGTAGTATTGCTCGTCATAGTAGGAACTTTTGCATTAAGCACACTTTCAAAATATGTACTATTACAAATAGCAGAACACCAAGTTGCATCCGCCAAAAGCGTATTCGAAGCATAGTTGTTCAGACCTATATAGGACATAGCTGTGGCATTAGCACAAACATCACTCGCAAACTGTTTTGACCTTACCAAGTAATCCGTAGCATTATTATCATTCAGTACTGCTCTAAGTATTCCTGTATCTGCGAGTACTTCTGATAAAGTAGTGTATCCTGTATTATTTAATCCTGCACATGATAACCATATCTCTACATCATTAATTGGAGTTACAGTTTTACCGTCTGGTACATCAGGTTCGGGAGGTGTTGCGGGTTGGCTACACCATATTATGTCTTTTTGTAAGGCTATTAATGTGCCCATGTTAAATCCTCCTTCGTCTTATAATTTAGAAATGGACACTGCACCTTTGACAGCACAGCGTCCTAGCAGAGTGTATATCGTCTAGTTCTAAGAGACGATAAATAGCGGTACGAGTTTTGGGGCACGCACCGCCTGAGTTAACAAAACGACTCGGCAAGGGTTTTCTCTGGTTCCCACCGCAGGGTTATAATTGTCTAGCCTTTTCACTCCACGCCGTTTTGTTGATTACTTTATAATTGAACTTTTACGAATAGAAGATCCAAGTAAGTCTAACAAGGATTTTGTACTCTCATCATTTTTACGTTGCATCTCGCGACCAATGATCTGAGCCACATAATAATTATATTCAAGACTTGAGAATCTATCCTTACGCATACCTGAATGTTCTTTGAGCTTAACCTTGTTGTCTACAATCTTACCTTCGAGGTTAACCATCTCATTAACCAACGCAGTTGTTTGTGCGTACGGCATAAGTAATTTCACTTTTTCTTCAGTCGACATAGACGCATAGCCAGCAACTTTTTTTACTACTTGCTCTGCATCATATTCATTGATTAATAGTGAGAGATTGCCAGTCTGTATGCCCGCACGAAGAGCGGTAGCCATTTCAGAGTTCTCTTGTGCATACGCCTTAATAGTCCATACGCACTTATTTGCGTTGGGCTCTCTACAACGTTCCGCCATGGCTACATCATTGCAACTACACATAGCATCATATGTTTCACCAGTCTCTGCATCAAACTGCGGACGAGCGATAAAGTCATATACTGGAAGTCCAATACCATTTGTATCCAGTACTAGATCGGTACACTTATAATGATTAAAATATCGCATTATAATAATACCAACCTCTTCGGTTGTTTTACCTTCAAAAGTTTCCACATAAACAATATGTGACGCCATTCCGTTATTACTAGGCGTTGCAATATTAATTTCTATTGCAGTAGCGTCATTGTTGGTTGCCTTACTTGCCATGAGCGCAACGTCCACAGATAATATACGACGTTCACCTTCTGCAAGATCAGGAACATTTATACCACGTTTTTCATAAAACTCAAATGGTAAGAATGCATTCTTGATTACTCGGCAACTTGATACTTCGTCGTATTTATAAAAAGCATCTTCCGCTTCGCCATAGAACAAAGCCTCACGTTCCATTCTAAATGAAATAGGATCAAAATCCGCTTCAGACATTTCGTCTTCAACAGCTTCTTTTGAAAAGATACCTTCTTCAATGCCAACTTCATATGGTAAGCCGCAGCAAAAATATCTCTTATTGTCATCTAGCATAAGCGCAGCATCAGACTTGCACTTTTCAAATATCCACGAACTCTTATAGTATGCGGATGTCGTATACATCTCTATATTTCTTTCCTGATATTTGGGATTATTTTTATATTCAGGCAGATTCATATAGGGAGGTTTTCTGAGCGAAGTCAAGAATTTTTTAAGAACGTCTTGTACTATTTTTTTCTTAACCATTCTTGATTCATCTATTATTACTATAGTTGCACGATTACTACGAGCGGTATCACTTGCCGTAACAACTTTAATCCACGATCCATTTTTAAAAGTAACATGTGGATTATTTATTGCTGTAGTGATTTCTTCAATTTCATTTGATAGATTACTGCTACCCCAGTCATGTAATTTCATGAAGTCGGTTTCAATCTTACCTATAATCTCAACCGCCTGAGACTTAACTCCAGATGCTACACATACTTTTGTAGCGGGATAAAGAATACACCTAATCACACAATAAAGTGCAATTAAATACGTTTTGCCTACAATTTGTTATCCCATAGGTTTTTTATCCTATGGATCTTACGATTCATCTTCTCATAAGTTCAGCGTACATTTTCACCCCCAGAATTATCTGGTAGGGTGGCGGACACTCTTGGATGGATTATATTCTATAAAAGGTTCACCATCTACGCGTTACGGTACTTGTGTTTTTTACCACTACAAGTTACCACGGAGTTGGCATCTCAGCATTCTCCGTATTTGCCCGCTATACACGATACATTACTGTACCGCAGACCCAATAGTTATTACTTGTTCTGCTTTTTTCTTTCTTTCTAGTTAAACAGAACACATATGTAATAACAAGTAAAGCCTCGGCTCGCGATCCAATTGAAGACCGTACACAAATTCATTACATACAACAAAATTTTTTGAAATATACCCAATTGAATATTTAAAAACTCAGCAGCAAAGCGTTGAGGATTCGCACGATAAAACGCTGTCCATATTGCCACACCTTCCATTAGGTTATCATATTTTTCCTGTTGTATCTGAGCAAAGCTCTTTTTATTACTCATCTAATGCACCACCATAGATCTTATTAAATATGTCTTCTGAATCCTCATCTATACTAAACTCTGGACGGGTGGCAGCATATTGACGCATATAGTCATCGTACATTTTAGAATACTTATTCTTAATACCAAGCATTTTGCATAAGTGTCCCAAGAAATAAACACTGATATATAATCCAATCTTATCTACATCTTTAAACTGGGGGTCTATATCGGCAACAGGACGTGTCTCTTCAAGTTTCTGTATAAGTTGTCCGTAAGACTCCACGCCACCAGTAACATCATTCTTATTTTGTTTAGGCGTAATATCACCAGTTTCCATAAGCTTTTGCAATGTAGCGGTTAACTTATCAGTGGATTCATTGTTAAGTCGCGCCTTATGCAATTCAAGCTGAGTGAATGCAATATTCTTAAATAACTCTTCTTGAGCTTTAGAATTACATTCATATCGATCACACCAGTCAGAATACTCTGTTTCAAGAAAATGCAAATCATGCAAGCTGTATTCATTACCAAAATGTTTCTTGGCATTTACAAATATCTCATCGCTCTCGTCAAACTTCTCTTCAACTGGACGCTGTTCGTAACTTCCAAACTTACTATCTTTCCACTTGCGCCCCTTGTATTGCGGCAGACTTTGTATCTGCGTAATATAAACAGCGAATGGTGACTGGTAAGTTTTTCTGTTGGTCGGATCGTTCTTTTGATTATCCACACCATTAACAGCATTCATATATACCTCATCATAATAAGGTTTATCCATAAGCTCGAGAACTTTCATCACGCTTTCTTTTGTTTCGTTGGGTGGATCAGATTCTCTTTTCCTTTGTTCCACCAACATCTGAACACACTCTTTGCAGATAGGAAAATATCCTGCCTTAAAGCGTGCATCCTTGTAAAACCCAGTATGAAAACCAGTATTACGTTTCCAGTTATCACACTTAGGGCAGTACATGATATCACAGTCAAGTATTTTATTATAGGTGTCAGCAAACTTGCTATAAATCCTGCGCATGTCGGCGACACCAAGTTTTGATTCCTCGCCTAATGGCGCGGGTTGTAAATTCGTTGCCATATTTCACCATTTTATCCTTTTTAATCAAAAGCCCTCGGCGCTTAAACGACCGAGGGCAAACATTTGTAGCGCGACTATTTTTATCTTTAGCGGTCGCGACGCTTATGACAGTCTATGGGCTCCATGCCTCCATGGAGTCAGTGCAGCTGCAAGGAATTGCACCTTGCCTCGGGAAGTCCTCCCGAACTGTAGCTGCATAACAAAAGTTCCCGTAGGAACCTTTTCAGGTCACGGGCTCCGCAAGCTTCCGTAACACGATCATTACTACCGCCTGTAATTACAGTCGATATGTATCATAGTAACTTAGCAGGAATATACGTCTCCCATAACGTTTAGATTTTAATCAAAATTTCAATATGCCTCACGTTACTATGAATAAAGCAGCCGAGGGGGATCGAACCTCCATTAAGATACGCACTAATTGCGTCCACAGCCATCGACCCCAAAAAACAAAAGACGCCATAATTGATCAAATTTCATAACAGCTATCGTTATCGTTCGTCGCTTATATAGGTGGACGTTCACCCATCTTTATCGTCCCTCGCTTCTTTTATGGTGGAGGTTCACCAATCTTTATATGACGTCTTCGAAGACTCCTTCTACACATGACAGATGAGTTGAAAATTTTGCGCCCCCTCCACCTATAGGACATAAGCGAGAGGAGACAAAACATTTGAACCCCGAGCTTTTATATACCGCATCTCGGGTAGCGGGAAACATTTGGTTGCGTACCTTTTATTTATGTCGATATACGCTCCCGACACAACATTTGCAAAAAACACTATGTATAAAACATAACGTCTTTAGTAACTCCTTCTACACATGGTAGTCGAGCTATCTGCGCCCCCTCCACCGCTAGGACAGCAGTGGAAGGAACGCAATCACGGAAGGAAGAATCTATGAATATAATATAGAGGACAGAATTAGCCCTCTACGAGTGGATTAATTAAGTTTATAAGTGTATTCGCACGTCTTTCCTTTACCACTTTCAAACACAAACATTGAAGCTCCAGCGTTTGAAGTTTTGTTAAGTGACATTCCAAATGGATCTACACCAATTATACTTCTAATATGGATTGCTTCGGCATTAATACCAACCTCAGTATTTTCGGCATGGTGTTTATGACCAGCTATTATATAATCAAAGGACATATTATACGCTCGACCAATATCGTTTATAGCATCGGCAAGATTTTTAACCTCACCATGTATTCCAAGGACTGAGCTTCCCGCGAACACCCCGTAGTTCATTCCTGTCTCATTTTCCGTAACAATAATATTCTTATTATTTTTGAGACGCTCTTTTAAAAATGAACTAATTACCTTGCTCATATTTTCATCGGGAAAAGCATTTTTGGGTGCCCCACACAGTCTAAGTTGATTATGATTGCTATCAACAACCATCTGGAAGTCGATAACTACATGTTCGCTCAAGGCGGTCAGCCAGTTTGCCATATACTCTGCATATAACAGAGAAGACTCAATCACTCCATATCTTAATTGCATTAACTGAGAATTAAGTCTTAACATCCCTTGGATACCATCCCCAAGTTCCCACACAGATAATTTACGTATCTTTTCTCTTTTTATTGTTGCAACAACATCGGAGAGGAGAGCGTTCATTCTCTGTTCAAATATCTCGGGGCTATAAGCGTTTACTATATTGCCAAATAAATCCTTGATCTCAAATTCTATACCATAATGAGCATCGGCTAAACACAGGAGATACTCCTTGTCGCTTTCGCCCACCGTCACAACCTTAGGAATCTTGATAGGTGGAAGAGTCTTAATTGCTTCTTTAATATGTTCAACAATCAATTCATCACGCGCTAATTCGCGTATGTTTTTATTAAACTCAATTTTTTCACTTTGAATTTTATAACGTTCTTTTCGAAGACTACAAAGTTTATCATCAAATCCAAGGTTTCCTGTTGATCCATATTTATTTTCATAATACTTCTTAACAGCATAGCCGCCAAATAAAGTACCATTTGCTTTTCTGAGTACGTCGGTTGCGTAGGGAATATTATATATATCTTTTAATTCTTCCCAATCTATATCAAGATTACCATCGAGCTTGTCCACGATATCCGACAGACACTGTTCATAATCTTCAACCGACATTCCTATCTTCTCAAGTTCTAATTCGATATTCTCCATTTTTATCCTTTCAATACCGCTTTTAATGTTACATCCTTGCCGATTATCTTATGGACTATCCCGTACTTTTTTGCTTCTTCGGCATACATGTAAAACTCTCGATCATTTTTTTCGTCGTATGTCTTCTCACTCATCTTAGTATTATCAAGAACATACTGTTTAATCTTCTCATTCATGCCATCAAAAAATTTCATTGTATCCTTTGCCTTACCAGTTGAGTTCGACAAATCAACTTCTCCGTCATGCTGAAGAAAAATACTGTTATTAAAAGCATATCTTTCAGGAGCCGCAAGATATATGTAATAAGCTGCCGAGGCAATGAAGCCAAGTCCAATTGCTCTAATAGGTGTCTCAGAAGTCTGAATAACATCCATGAGGGCACCAGCGGCAAACATATCACCACCATAACTATGAATCATCAGCGTAATGGGTTTTCTATCTTTCTTAGCAAGACATACATCTTCAAGATTCCATTGGAGAATCCATGACACCGCATCATCAATCAGTGTGGAATCTACATCCTGATTAAGTACGAGCATCCTATTTTGTAAAAATTCAGCCTGAAGTTTATCATATATGTCGCCTTTGTCTCCGTTGATTATGGAACTGAGGTCTATATAACACTCTGCCATTTCTGTTATCTCCTTGTTCAATCAATTTATGTTCCGTATGAGAGGGCAATAATGCCACCCTCTCATATACGGACTTTGTTATTATGTCAAGATGCTGTATCCATGCGGGTTTCAGGCACATCATTTGTCGAGGTGGTACCAATTTTTGCCTGATTTTGCAAATTTTTTGAAAAACATTTTAATAATGCTTCAGGGTTTACCTCATATAATACTCTTAATAAGATCGCTCTATTCTTATATAATTTACTTTTAAGTCCCGCAGTTTTCTGTTCCAGTTGTGGCGTCATTATAAACGCACGATCGAGTAACCAACTAAACAAACCTATATACTTGCTTGGTAATGTTACATGTCTTATATCATCCACGAGCTGTTCGAAATCTTCTCTGAGTAGGAGATAGTTCTCCACATCACTCACACAATCATCTTTATCTATTCTAGTCTCCAATAATTCCAGCTGATATTTCTCTATTAGTTCCTCGACATTACGCGATACTCTTTTGTTCATCTCTAATGGAAACTTCTGGAAGAAGTCTGCCGTGGGTATTGTTTCCGTTTCGGGCTTATATGACTCGAACTCCATTTTATATAGTCGGCACATAGGAGAGTCGAGTTTAAAATTTATTCTGTTTGTTGGGAACCCCTTCCTGATCTGTTGCCAGAACGGAGGATATTTATTGTCTTTGATGCCGATGTCGGCACGTATACGTTTGATCTCATTTGTGATGTCTACTGCAGTAGATTTCTTTGCTGAATCTATACTTAATTGAGCAAGAACTGCAAGAATACAAGCATAGTCTTTATATTTTTGATCTGGATAATTATATGTATATGTTAGACATACTTGTGCGAGATTACTTGACTCACCGATATTTCTTTGGCTCGCACTTAATAAATTATCCATTGCCGCAAATGATGCAGGAGTTGAATCATATTTCTTTTTACTCTGTGGTATATTATTAACTATTGTTGGATAAACCTTGTAACAATACTTTGCATGCTCAACAATAGCTGGTGCGTTAGTTGTATATACTGAGTCACTATCAAAATCTGAGCCGTTATTTCTATCGCAGAAGCTAGTTCCTTGTACATTTACAGCCATACATAATTTGCCGAATCTAAAATACTTTTTAATCAATGGATGTAAACGATTATGCAGATACCCTAGATTATTTTGTGAGTTAAATGGATTCCTGAACTCTGCCAGATATTCTCCGTCTCCAAATCTTTCTGAGTAACATTGTATTGCATCATCCTCGACTTCAAACGTAGGATCCTTGCTTACATCTTCGCCCACAGAATGCAATAACATTGCGTATGGACTCCCGCACAACACAAGGTTATCCGCAACTTGTAAAAGCTTTCCCGTCTTTACCGACATAGTATAGTCGTAAATAATTTTTTTCTTACGTTCTCTAAAATATTCACTTTGTTCAAAGCTATGATCCTGAGTCCATAATGCTAATAACGCCTCATAATCATTTGAGAAATTTGCGTTCCTTTTAAGAAAGTCAAGGTAAGTATTAAGATCGGTCTTTAATGCTTTCACATAGTCTCTGGTTGGCGCAGCTACCTCATCCACAAATTCGTTATTGAGAGCATTCACCATTTGATATGACATTCTCTGGTAATCACCAAACTTACTAGGATGTGCAGTCTTAACTATTCCGAACATTGACCCATTCTCACGCACCTTCTCGCACCAAGTTTCATATGGTACTCCAAATTTAACCCATTTTATGGAATTATTAGTTGTTACAACTTTTACATTCTTTACAAGATGTTTATTACCCCACATATCCGTCAGATAAGCTGTATCATAATTCTGACCAAAATAGTCTTTGAAAAATCCCTGCAAGTCTGTAGCAAATGCCGCCGCCTTTGTAAAATGATGACGTAAAAGCACATATCCATTTGTCCATTCAGGACATATCGACAAATCAATCAATGCCTGTCCATCGAACATATCACAACCAAGAATATAATCTTGTTTATATAATGCCCTACACTGATTCTTATCTAGCTCGACACTTACCACATTGGTTTTAAATTCAGACCTTACATCATTCAGGATCACAATGTCTTCAGGGTTAATTTCTATTTTTCCTACGATAGTTGAGGTCACCAACGATGTATATGCTCCAAACTCTGTTATTGGTGCATCGTGCTTTGGAAGTTTGAGGCCCATATAAAGAAAATCATGTGCTTTCTTATACAGGCTCTGCTTGATAAACATACACGACCCAACCTTAGCCTTACCTGCCGTACGATATAAGTATTTGTACTTTACGTCACCGTTCTTATAGTGAATTGTAACTCCGTTCTCATAAAATATCTTTCGTATCTCATCTGCACTTTTGCAATCAAATTTGTCTTTATTTGCTACGCATTCTTCACGCAACGCCTTTAAATAATCATTATCTGGATCGGATTCTAATGCAACATCAATACGCGCTAGCTCATCATCGTAAGTTCGGCTCCCGTAATTAAAGTTGAGACATATCACGTCGCGCGTATATTTTTCATTTCGAGTACTTAGCCCGTTAGCCTTTAAAAAATCTAGGAACAATGAATTAGTTAGCATGGCACATTTAGTATCATACTTCTTGCGCACCCCAGTCATAACTTCGTACACTGATCCAGCTTCATAGTTGTTGATCTTGTAACCAAAATCCCCCACTACAAGTCCTCCCGTTACTTAATTTAAAATTATTTCTCTAGCAAACTGCATGGTTTTGCTGCCACACATTTTGCCAAACAAAGCCCCCGCCTCAACAACGAGTTCTTTTTCCTCCTTTACGCAATCATCATAAACAAACTTAGGCAGTACCTTCGCTACCGCCCCCATATCTTTAGGCGTAATCTCTGCAGGTACTTCACCGTCGTCGCGAAGTTTCTCAATTGCCTTTTCAACACGGCGCCTTGTAACAATGTCATCTACAATACGCTGGCATTTTTCAGCATCGATAATTTCCTCTGGTGACTTTTCCCTAGGACGCGACTTGGTTTCTTTAAATGAATCATTAACTAACTTTAAATAAAACCACTTGTCAGTTCCCTCAAGTCTGTCCTGAGATTTAACCACACAACCTTCCTGTGTTGGCCCGTAATATCCATCGCCCGCCATAAAAGACTTTACATGATCCCATGAAATAAATGGGCCATCATATAAAACATGAATATAAGTAAGCCCAACCTCGTCGCACATTTTCTTAACAAAAGTCTGTGGGAGATAATGTCCAGTCGCATTATCGTATATGTCGTATACTATCCAATGATTACGAGCGTATTCGGGCTTATAATCTTTAATGGCGTTGCCGCAAAGGTTCCACTCACCAAATACCACCATCGATTCGTGACCGTTTTGAAACCAGCCGAGCAGCGTGTTAAGTTCTGTTCCGTACTGATAGAAACCATTGAGATTATTATTATAATCTAATACCTTATTTCTTGAGCACGCTACCAAATGTCCATCTTCGTAATATAAGGACGCATTAGATCCGTCAACTTTAGTAGTAATTTGTATATGCTCTCCAACATTAAAACCCGACACATTATTTTTGCGAAACTCAGTATCCTCTATACGAGCCGCCTCAATGTCTATAAATTTTTTCATCTTAATCTCCTACATATGTTACCTCATAACCCGCCGCCTTAAGTAGCGCCACGGCCATATCGGTTATAGCATTTGTATTAGCCAACATCTTTCTGTATTGATTAAGCGTTGCCTCGCAAATCTTGATAAAACCCTTATGACCATCAATTTCATCCTCGAGCTCTTTGATATACTCGTCCTGATTCTCGATCTGATCCTCAAGAGTATCAATCAACTTGTTCTGGTTATCACAAAGATTTTCCAGATCATATACCTCGCGACTAAGATTAACTATTATACCCCCGTGATTCTCGATCTGATCCTCAAGAGCTTCAATGTGTTCATCATATTTCTTAGGTTCCCACTTGTTCCCGCTGAGACAATGACGGCATGGATCTTCGTCGCAATCCTTAGAATCATGCTCACAGTTGTCGCAACTCTTACCGTTGTGGCTACCGTCATCACAAGGATAGAAACTATCTCCTTCTCCAGTAAACACACACGTATCACACGAGCTCTTGGGCTTCCACTTAAAATCCCAACTATGGCAACTTTCACAAAGACCTTCGTCCTTAGGGCACTCTCTGTACTTACAGTTGTTACAACCCTTGTCGCCGCACATCACATACTTAACGCTGTCGCCTACGTTGCACATCTCTTTTGCATACTTCAGCAAATCATCCCATTGACTCATATTAATCCTCCGTTTTAAGTTTTTCTTCGGTCTTGCCGCCTGTCAGTGCGAGAAACCTATAATGTTTCTGACATACCCAGTAATAACGGCTCGACTTTATTGCAAACATCGCGTCAGCTGGCACTCGCCTCTGCTCACGCAAACATAGGTCGCATAGCGCCCCCGACTTTCTTACCGCCTCGCTCATTTTTATTTCTCCCGAAGTGCTTGGTTATACACTTACTACAACAAATGTCGTCCTGCCCGCCACATCCAAGATCACCAAGCGACGCCACATCATCGCCGCTCCTCATAATCTTGTGACAGAAAAAACATCTCTGCTTAACGGGCAAGGGGAACCAAGGAAAACAATGTATATGATACACATATCCAAGCGCCTCATACCCCTCTCCGTCATTAACGGGCTTACCACAAACACAACATTTACGCATTATTTAATTGTCTCCTTTGTAATTATATCAAGATGAAAAATAGTGACCACGATATTTAAACAGTGGGGTAGGGCCATTATATCCGCTATTGCAAAAATATAAAGCTCCTTGCGATCCATCCCAACCAGCCGCCACCATTAATAGCGCAATTTCACACTCTTCATCAGGCTCACTCATGCCCGCCACGTAAAACTGATTGGGCGCATATATAACATCGTGTATGCTCTTACCATCGCGCTCAACCCTATTGAGCACCACGTTCATTACCAGCATTTTGCCCACAAGTCCCTGACCTTTAGCCTCCGCCATTGCGATGCCCATGAGCTCCTTCTCGTCTGTAGGTGTCAGCTCTATAAGTGTGCCGCCAAATAATGACATAGGATTCTCCATCATCTCAAGTGTTGTGTCAAGTTCTTCCCTGAGAGTCAAGTTCTCCTCACGCGCCTCCGCCAGCTCTGTCTCAACCTCCGCCTTCTCATTTGCCAGCTGCACTATTTGCTTCTGCAGTTCAGCCATTTGGGTCTCTGCCTGCGCCTTCTCGTCGCTCGCTCTGAAGATCAGTATGCTGGCCAGCAGTAAGGCCACCGCCAGAAAAATATCTGTTTTATTATTCATCTGACTTCATCACCTCAATCTGCTGCTCGTAGTTACGCATGCGCTCATCCATGATACCCAGCTTGTATCCGAGCACTACTGAGCTTGCCACAATTCCGAGCACTAACAATGTCGATATAATTTTGTTACGTAATTCTTGATTCATAATCATTCCTCCAAATTTAATTAGGCGCGCACCATGCCCGCCCACCAATATAATAACATATCAATTAGTATAATGTCAAGTGCTATGCTTTAAATAATAATAACTGGGCATATCCATGCGAGGCACAATGATTATTACGCCCAGCTTCTTTAATAAAGAGTTGTATCTTGTCAGGGATGCCTCGTTCATTTTGAGTTTATTGGCAAAATACTGGCGGCTATATGAACACCTATTATCTTTAGTCATATGATCCGCCAACATTAAATAGTAGCGCAGTGCACCTTGCCAACTTTGCCCGCTCTGCATTATTTTCTTTATGTCTTCGTACACCAACATCTTGCCGCCATGGGGCAGTCGATCCAAATCATAATGAAAGGATCTTTGACAATCTACAATATAATTGCCATGCCCAAGCGCAATCGCCACCACATGTCCTTCATTAATAAGAAAGTTTAGCGCTTCATTCACGTCCTCGCGCTGCTTCTGGTTGGGCAGCTTACCCATCATATTAAAATAGATAGCCTTGTCGCTCAGCAGTATCTGGTCGCGGTATGCGGTGCCCAGATCCATGGCCGACAGGAATGCCCCGAACTGCATGCCCGTCAGCGGCGCCGTCATAAACTCGCGATCAACAATTAGCTTACTCATAGAATAACCTCCTCGCTACCATATTAACACATAGGTAGTATAATGTCAAGTAAAAAATTATATAGATCTGTATGAACTATATTAATATACATTTAATTAATAATTATATATATATTATTAATAATAATAATATAAATATAATAATATTATATATATTTAACATAATAAATATAATATACATAACATAATAATATTATTATATATAATATAACATAATATATATATATATATATAATATATTAATAATATACTATATATTATATTAGTTAATAGTAGATTATACTACCTGCGCAGATGTATATATTTTTTTATATAGATCTGTATGAACTATCCTCATCCCTATAGTATGGCGGTATCACGCGATTGTTCACCGATATGCGCCGCGTACGGATAATGTGCGAGATGTGTGTAGGTGAAAGCGCTTAGCCTCACCCACCCAAAACCCGCATGGATTCTGCGTTTTCCACCCCCCACCCACCATAAAAAACGTTCCAAAAATCGCCATTTTTGCCACGTGCTATGATGCCATTGTCATCGAGAGACGACTACTCCCTCTCCCGATGACTTGATTAACAGGGAGTAGAGATAAGGATAGGTGAACCCTATGAGTAGAATTACTGTATCAGAACTTGCAACTATGATGAACTCCATTCAGAACGACATGTCTATTATTGCCAATGCTGTCAAGTCAGTAGATGAGCGGCTGACTGCCCTCGAAGAGGGCAAGAAATCGGCAACTGCAAAGAAGCCGACCACGCAGAAGTCGAAGACTTCTGGAGACGACACCATTTCGAAGCAGTATGATGAGATGCAGAAGACCAAGAAACCTGCAAGTACCGAGCCTAAATGGGTACTTGATAAGCGTTGTGTATACTCTGTACCCAACGAGTTCATCAGCAAAAAGGCTCGCTATGCATTCAAGATGCAGGCAGAGGAGAACGGCGGTACTGCCCTCACCAAAGAGCAGAGAGAGGCTCTGGTAAAGAAGACACACGACAAGTACATCACTTGCAGACAGTTCAAGACCGAAAAGGCTGCTAAAGAGTTCTTCGCAAAGTGGATGGCATAACTCCCACGGGGGCGGTTCTTCCGCCCCTCGCCCTACGGGGTGCTTTTTTTTTTGCACCTTGTAATCAACCCTCAAAAGTTGAGTAGGGCTGTCTGTAAGCGTTTACTCCGTAAACGCGGTATGAATCATCCCTAAGCGTAGGCATTAGAAGTCGGCGCATAGTCGGGGGACAGGGACATCCCGACAAATGTGGGCACTTTGGTCAGGCGATGACTGAGGTGACGAGTACGGCGACGTAAGTCGCTCCACTACATAGAGGCTATTTGGCAAAGTTGCATAGCAACTGTCGTGAGTCTGCTCACCGTAAGCGTGAACATCATAGGCACGCAAGTCGGGTGGAAGAGTGGCAGATTTGGCAGAGCGAAGTTGCGAAACACCGTTGCGGAGGCGTCAGGAAGTCGCATTACCCGACTATGAGGGATCAAATAATGCGAGGACGTAGCGAGTAAGTGGACGGTAGGCAAGCGTACGACCGAATAGGGGGTAGACGAGGGAGTGCTTGATATGTGTTCCCTGACGAAGACCGTGGTGGGGATTACCCATCGAGGTACGCAGTACCGAGATAACACGGCGTCGAGGTGTGGGATAACCGTGCAATGCGGACAACCCAGTAATAGCCTAAACAACCATCAACCATCAGCTATGGAGCACACAGGTTTGACACTGTGGGACGGTTCGAATCCGTCATGATGGTGTCGGGACATAGCGTCCCACCCCTGCAACGCTTGTTAGTAAGCACCATAACAGTTGACACAATTCGAATGGTGTTGAACGCGGTGAGGGGATAAACAATAAACCGCCCAAAGGGGCAGAAAGATGAGGTATTAATTATGGCACGAGTATTTGGACGTAAGAACGGCAGAGGACACAGAATATATCTTGAGACTGTATCACTTGAAGATATGGTACGGTTACAGGCAATAAAGGTGTACCGCACATTTGTGGCAGACTACACTAACCTTGAGTTTGAGATTGTATGAGGATGATTACCTCATATGCTTGAACTCGACACAACAACGCTGAACAGGAGGATAATACAATGGCAACGAGAGAGGTTTTCAGACGAGTATCTGAGAAGATACTTGCAGACTACATCGACGGCAACATCAACGAGGAGTACTATCATCAAGCACTTGAATCGCTCGGTGATAAGTTCCTCGAGAATGAGACACAAATAATCAGCGAAGATATGCTCCGCTAATAACAGGAGAACAATTATGGCAGGAATTATATGGCAAATAATCCGTGAGGATGATGACGGACGAGAGACAGTGGTCGAGGAGTACAACAGTAAGATAGTGGCACAGAGCCGTCTTGCGTACTTCCAGTCTCACGGCGAATGTTATTACTACCTCGACAGCAGGTAGTGGAAAGGAGAACGGAAATGAACTTCATACTCGGAATTATTTGGGATACAGGCGAAAGGGAAATCATCCCATACTTAACGATAGAAGAGGCTTCAAGAGCCGAACTTGACTACAAAATAGCGTTCGGTAGTCAAATTCAGTATAGCTGGGTAGGACGAAAATGAAAGCGAGGTAACAGTATGGACTTGAATCAAAGATGGCTTGACTACATAAAGGAAAACAACATAGACGGGATATTTCTTTATAATCCTGAAGAGAAAACATTAATGACGATATACGAGGGAACGGGTGAAAATCTGTTTCCCGAGGATGAAGAGAACGGATATGTCGACTATTGGATGGTCGATGTGTTCAGTACAAAGGGAAACGAAGACGGAGCACAGATAATGTGTACTACCGTCATAAGGGAAACGAATTCCACTGTTGGCGAAATTATAAATATGGTCGAGGAAAGCGAAATGGTAATGAGCATAGGATCCTTACCACTTCAGGATTACATCATTAGACCCGAATATGGTACACGTCTTGAGGATGCGTACAAAAGAGCAAGCGCGGCGATTTCTAATAAGCGAAATGCCGAAATGGCATACGACACGGCGATGATATTGCTTAATAATTTATATGCTTATGCAGAAGCAGAAAGGAAAGGGAAATGAAAAACTTAATGGAAGCAGTAAACGAAACGGTATGCTTAATATTGTGGTCGCTTGTAATCATCATGGCATTATTACTCGATTCGCCGAGTAATGTTCCAGCAATAGTAATAGCAATATTGTTAATTCCCACAGGATTAACAAGTTATATATGGTACTTGACAGAATACGGAAAGGAGGATTAAACTGTCAAGCAAAGGAAAATGAAGTTAACACTATTACAGAAAGGGAAATGAAATTATGGAAAACACAGCAATTAACGTACTCGCAGACAATAACACAGAGGAAACAACTATGGACAAAGTAAAGGAAACCGCATTTGAGCGGTACAAAGCCTTACTCAACGAATATGACTACGATTATCAGGAAGATGCAATAGTAGACACCATAGATGTATGGTGGAAACAGAAAGAGGAGCTGAAAAAAATACTGCGCAAATCTCAGTATTGGAACGAGGACGAGCAGATGATAGTTCTCAAAAACAAAACAATTCTCCGCTCATTCAATGAGCAGGGCATCGTTGATTTTGAAAATTGGATGCTCGAAATGTTCAGATCCAAAAAAACAGAACAAACAGTATCATACTATTTCATAGAAATATATGAGATAATGAGAAAATGTTTTGATGATAATACATCAAATCTCATTTCAATTTCAAAAATCAAAGAAATAATTGACAACCCTGAAGCAGCAGATAAAATCATTAACAATGAAGTTCTGCCTCTTGTGGACGGGCAGAAATGGAGCCGTTACATCGGTAATTTCTGTAAGAAAATCGGTTTTAATACCATAACCGATGTCAAAACAGAGATATACTCCGATGACGAAGGAAATGCCCATCAGCGTACAAAAGATATGGGCTACAATTATCACTTTGCCCTGTTAGGAGATAGTATAAATCCCCTTGAAATCAAAGGGAAAACATTTATAATATCTCTCAATTTCATCGACTATCTTACGATGTCCTTTGGTAATAACTGGGCATCATGTCATACAATTGATAAAGACAATGTCCGTTGCTGTCACGGTTCATATGAGGGACAGTGGTCAAGCGGAACACTGTCATATGGACTTGACAATGTAACAATGATTAGTTATATTGTGGACGAAGAGAACGAAGCGGTGGTAGGAAGAAATGACCATCACAAATACGGAAAAGATGTTCCATATTGCCTGAGAGACAAGGAACACAGATGTGTTACATCTTGGCAAAATGACAAACTCTACTTTGGCAGAGTATATCCCGATGGAAGAGATGGTGGAGAAAAGGGAATCGCCGCACAGTTCAGAGAAATCATTCAGCAGGTATTTGCCGAATGTTTAAGCGCATCAAATATTTGGACTACCAAAAAGGGTGTATCAAACACGTCCACCTATGTCAAGGGAAACCCTGATGGCTATACCGCATACGATGACTGGAACCATTACGAAGACTGTTCCGTATCATTTCTCCGTAAGGTAGACGGAATCCTCAATGAGGATCCTATTAAAATAGCTGCAAGACCTATGTGCCCTTGTTGTGGAGATAGACATAGAAACAATGAGAATATTTGTTGTCCTATCCATGATACAAGTGGTAATAAAGAAATTTGCCCAAGATGTGGATGCGTAATCGACACTGATAATGACAATTATGAATATATCAACGGCAATTATTATTGTTCATGTGAATGTGCGGAAAGTGATGGCTGGGTATGGAGTGAGTGTTATGGAGAATGGTTGGATGAAGATAATGCCGTATATTGCGAAGATAATGGCATTTATTATTCCGATGACGATGACGATGTCGTCTATTGTCAAGATGATTGTTCCTATCATTTAAGGGAAAATTGCAGACAGGACGCATACACCGAAGATTGGTATTCTGCCGACCACGAAGGAATTGAGACATACGACGATAATTGGTACGCTGACGAAGAAAATGCAGACAAAGCAGGATACATATTATGTGATGACGATGACGAGTGGCATCACGTAGCGTAAGGAAAAATGACACGGGCTATGTCATACGGCATAGCCCTATAACGAAAAGGAGATAAGCATATGATGAACTTAAAATTATTCAAAAATATATGTAAGATTCACAACCAGATAGACCTTAAAAAGGAACTGCGGAAAGAACTTGAGAAATATTATGAGACCATCATTGAAGAGGACGGTTTCTTATATGCACCAAGTGAAAACATTGACGTAATGTTGACAGCACATATGGACACCGTACACGAAAAGAAATGCAAGAAAATAATCGAAGTGGTACGGAACGGAAAGAAAGCATTATGGTCGCCACAAGGCATAGGGGGTGATGATAGATGTGGAATATTTATGATACTCGAAATTCTTCACAACACATGCTTACGTCCTGCTATTGTGTTCTGCGAAGACGAAGAAATAGGTGGACGAGGATCTATGAAGTTTGCTAATTGGCTTAACAAAAAGGCAGACACAAAGGAACTCAACATTAAATTCATCATTGAACTTGATCGTAGAAACGCAAACGACGCAGTGTTTTATGACTGTGGGAATAAGGAATTTAAAAAATATATAACAGAAATAACGGGATACAAAGAGGCGATAGGAAGTTTTAGCGACATTGGAAATATAAGTCCCGAACTTGACGTAGCAAGCGTAAATCTATCTTGTGGATATTATCTTGAGCATACGCTCGACCATTACGTAATACCTGAAGAAATGGAGCGTACATATGATGCAACAATTCTTTTGCTCACGGCAAGCGTAAATGTAGATAAATTTGACTATCAGGAAGATAACTGGTGGGATCGTAATTATTTTGGCCGTTTTAAATCATTTTACGATGACGAACAGTGCATTGTCGCAATTCATAACGGAAAGGAGATAATTGAAACATACGATGCAGAAGACGGCGCAGACGAAGCATTGTTGGATTTCTTAATGTGCTACGATGAAGTATGTTATGGAGAAATTGTGTATATCGGAAGTGTGTATGAGTATGAATCACTTTACACAATAAAGGAAGGAGATGTAGTATGAGCAAGATTTCAGTAATGAACAGTGAGGTGGGTTTTATTAATACGGTCGGTGAAAGTGCAGATGACGGACTTAAAACCGCAAAGAAAATGGCAATAAGCGCCTGTCGGGATTTCATAATGTGGCACAATAGATACCCAGATGAATACAAGGGGTATAACAATGAACTTGTTGCCAAAATAAAAAACGCAAAGTCGGAAGTTGAAATAAGGGATCTGCTCCGTAAGGCAAGGGCAGCATAATTAGAGAGTGGGGTTTAGAGATGATAAAAATAAGAGCTCGGCCGTAAAAATCAAAATTGAATAAGCATATAATCAACTTAACACAATTAAAGGAGAGAATATTATGATTACAAACATCAAATCTTTCGCAGATGCAGTAGCAGAAACCATCAAAGTACAGGCAGATAATTATTTCCCGAGCAACTTTAAGGTAGGCAGGGTTGAAGTTAATGAGGTGGTTAAGGGAAATGATACCAAGTTGATCGGTATCATCATCGGAAAAGAAAACAGCAATGTCGCACCTAATATCTATCTTGAAAAATACTATGACAGGTATCTTAAGGGAACGGATATGGATACGCTTATCGATGAGATTTGCGCTGTTTGTGTTCAAAACGACGTACCTAATTTGAGTGCTGATGACCTCACAAATTTTGACAAGGTAAAAGATAAGATCTGTGTAAGGCTAATCAATGCGGAAAAGAATACAGAGTATCTTGCTAACAA